ATGTCGCCGCCGTCCACCGGATTCAGATTCTCCAGCCCGCGAATCTCGTTGACGCTAAAGACGCCCAACTGAGCCATCGTGTTGTAGAACGCCGACCGCCCAGCGGCATCGGCACGCAACGCCCCGCGAACGTCGAACTCCGCGAACGTCTCGTCATCGGTGAGCAGGTCGCGGGTGATGGCCGACTCAAACCGACGCAGCCAGGGCATCAGCCCGTTCTGCACATAGTCGAGGCTCTGCTGTTCGATGTTCGAGAACGACGAACGCGACAGGTCGCCCACGAGATGCGGAGGCACGCCGTAGATGCGGCACACCTCTTCGACCGCAAACCGGCGGCTTTCAAGGAACTGGCTCTCTTGGTTGTTCCCGCCGAACGAGTCGATTTTCAGCCCGCCCTGCAGCACCGCCACCCGATGACTGCGGTCAGGTCCACGATGCGCCCGCTCCCACTGGTTCCGCGTGTTCTCTGCCGCCTCGGGCGAAAGCATCTGGTCCGTGGTCAGCACGAGCCCCGGCCGGGCTCCATTCCCGAAAAACGCAGCGCCGTGGATCTCCAGGGCGCGGGCAAACCCAATCGCGTCGCCCGCAACCTCGACCGGCACCATGCCGTTGACGCCGTCATCCGACAGCCATCGCAGGTGCATGACCGCATCTTGCGAGTAGACCGTCGAAGAGCCCCGGTCCTCCCGGTACGTGTACCGAAGCCGCCCGTTCTCCAAGCGGTCCACCTTCATCCGCGAGGGGTGCAGCGGAATCAACTGCCGCGACTCGCCAGCCCCGCGAATCTCGCAGTACGCATTTCCATGCGTGAGCAGGTGGAGCATGAGCGTTTCCCGCCACTCATAGCTCGTCTGCCACTCGTTCGGCGTCGTGTGCAGCAGCCGATACAGCGGGTTCTCGCGGGCCAGCTCCTTGCCGCCACCAGCAAGCCGCCGGTAGAGGTTGAGCGGAAGCCCGGCCACCGACGCCGACAGCACGCGAACGCACGCCAGCACGACCGTCGCCCGCAAGGCACTCTCGGGGTCAACCCGCACGCCAGACGGATTGCGACCGCCGCCAGCCCAGCCGCCGGATTCGTAGTCCCAACTGCGGGAATCGCCTTCAGGGAGCCACAGGATGCGGGTGTTTTGGGCAATCATAAGATGAGGATGGAGGGCTCGATGGCTGGCCCTTTCACCTCTTGCGACGCGTGAACGCCGAGAGCCATGACAAGGGCCACGATGCCGTCGATACGTTCGTTGCTCTTCGCCTTGCTGGGCTTGATGTTGCCGTTGTGGTCCTGCTGAATCGCCACGTTTCCGGCTTGCCACGCGAGCACCGGGTGCCCGCCATGCAGCAACTTCTCGGAAACGACCAGCGACTCGAGCACCTTCGCGGGGCCACTCATCGCGCCGTAGCCCTGTCCGTAGCCTAAGACGTTTACCCCATCCCCTTGCAGTTGATTCGCCAGCTGGGTGGCATTCCAGCGGTCAATGCCCACCTGCCGGATGTTGTATTTCTTCGCCAGCGTGTTGATGTCGGCCCGCACTTGGTCGAAGTCGGTCACGTTGCCGGGCGTCAGGTGTAAGTGCTCCTGCCGTGCCCAAACGTCATACGGCACCTTGTCGCGCCGCACCCGTTCCCGCATGTTCTCCTCGGGAATCCAGAAATGCGGCTCCACCCAGTACCGCCCATCATCCAGCGGAAACACCAACACGAACGCCGTCGTGTCGAACGTGGTCGCCAGGTCGAGCCCCGCCCAGCACTCCCGCCCCTGGAGCGTCACCGGGCACGCCTGCCCACCGCGAGCCCAGGCGTCCATGCGAAGCCAGCGGGTGTCCTGCTCCGTCCACTGGTTGAGATGCAACTGGCGAAAGGTGTTTTCGTATGACGGCATCTCGACCGCCCGAGCACACTCGCTGCGGAGGTACTCAAGCTTGACGCTCACCCCGAGGTTCGGGTTTGCCTTCCGCCACGTCGCCTCCGACTTCCAATCGTCTTTCGCCCCGGCGGCGTAGATGGCCGGCAGGAATGAATCGTCCTTGATGGCACCGCTGGCAACCGCTTCGGCGTATCGCCAGATTTCCCAGCAGATGCTTTTGCGGTCGTAGCCAGCCGTCGTGATGTAGACCAGCATCGGCTGCCGCCTCGCGCCCATCGAGGTTTGCATCACATCGACGAGCTCGCGGTCAGGCTGGGCGTGCAACTCATCGAAGATGACGCCGTGAGCGTTGAGCCCGTGCTTCGTGAACGCCTCGGCCGAAAGAGCCTTGTAGAACGAGTGAGTGTCTTCCCGCACGATGGAGTTGCGGAACACTCGGAGTTTCGTGCGGAGTTTTGGCGACTGCTCCACGCAAACCTTCGCCATCTCAAACACGAGCCGGGCCTGATCGCGGTCGGCAGCACACGAGTAGACTTCCGCCCCCGGCTCGCCGTCGAAGAGCAACTTGAGCGCGATGCCCGCACACATCGTACTTTTGCCATTTTTTCGACTTATGGCGAGCAAACTCGTGCGATACTGCCGGAGCCCGTCTTTCCGCAGCGTCCCGAAGAGCGTCCGCACGTAACGCTGCTGCCAGGGCTCGAGCGTGAACGGCTTGCCGCCGAGCTCGCCCTTGCTGTGCGTCAGGTTCTCATGGAAGAACCGCACCGCGAAATTGGCGGCTTTGTTGTTCGGCGGCTTACGCGAACATCTCCGCGTCATCGTCGTTTTGGTCTGGAGGCTTCGTGGCACTCAATCCGCTCCTGGCCGATGGAGTCAGCCCGAACTCTTGCTCGATCCGCAGCATCGACACGGCCAGCTTCATCATCATCGTCGCGGCCGGCGCGGTCTGTGTGTACTTGACGTTCCCCGATTGGTCGCGAATGACGAGCACGTCCAATCCTTGCCGGCACTGGTCGAGGTACTTCACGAACTGCTCGTGCATCGTGCAGTAGCGTGCGATCGTGTCTACATCCGCGTTCGTCATCACGCCCATTGCCTTGAGCTTCGGCACGACGTTGTCCCACTTCTCACGGGCAACGCCCGTCACCCACTCAGGCGGCGTAATGTCATCGCTTGGCGGTTTTGGCTCGCTTTTGTTGAGCGGCCTTTTGCCGGGGTTGCCCTTGGCGATCTTCAGGATCGTCGGCTCTTTGCGCGGGCCTCGCTTGCCCATTGGATGCCTCCAGTTCTGCCTTCCTCCCGGTCAGCGTCTCCCACCGCTTCACTATCACGTCGCAGTAGGCCGGGCTGATCTCCATCCCGTAGCACTTGCGGCCCAGTTGCTCGGCGGCAATTAACGTGGTTCCAGAGCCGAGAAACGGGTCAAAAACGATCTCCCCTTTACGCGATCCGTCCGTCACGGCTTGCGCCCATAAAGCAACCGGCTTCATTGTCGGGTGTTCACGGTTTGCTTTTGGGCGGTTGTACTGCCAAAGCGTTGTCCGCGTGCGGTCAGAGTTTTTGTGGCGGTCGCCTGATATCCACCCGAACAGGATAGGCTCGTGCTGGTAGTGGTACTCGCTGTGCCCCAAAACCATCGAATCCTTTGCCCACACCATGATCTGCCGAAGGATGCCTCGCCGCTTCCAGTCGTCGGCAAAGAGAGTATGCAACGGTCCCGCCGGGACCGTTGCATACCAGTAGGCACCGGCCCGGCAGTTTGCCTCGGCATTATCGAACGCATCGCAGACGAGCTTCGCAAGCGCGGCCTCGTCCAACTCGTCGTTCTGGACCTTTAGGGCGTCCTTTGTTTTGCCAACGTAGGACACTCCGTAAGGAGGGTCGCTGAGAACCATGTCAGCCTGCCCCCCCCCCATAAGCCGCCCAACCTGCGCCGCATCTGTCGAGTCGCCGCAGAGCAGCCGGTGATCGCCGAGCAGCCACAGGTCGCCCGGCTTCGTGATTGGGTCGGTCGGTGGCTCTGGCACCTCGTCCTCTATAATTTCTGGCGGAGCCATGGACATCATTTCGCCGAGTTCGTCCATTGAAAATCCCGTGATCTCCAAATCCATCCCGCCGGTATCCAGCTGCTCGACCAGATCCTTCAGCCGCAACGGATCAAATTCTCCGGCCAGTTTATTGAGCGCTAGGTTGGCCGCCTTCTCTTTTTCCTCCGACAAATCCACCGCCCATACCTCCACCTCTTTCTTACCCATAGCCTGATAGCATTTGAGCCTCTGGTGCCCCCCAACAATCCGCCCGGTCCGAGCGTTCCATGTGATCGGCTGCAAATTGCCAAGCTCGGCTAGGCTTTTGGTTAGTCTTCCAATAGCCTCATCGGTTATGGTGCGGGGGTTGTAGTCGGCCGGCGTCAGGTCGGCCACCTTCTTTCTGATTAGGCATGGGTATTCGGTTTTCATGTGCTCCTCATGGTTGAGATGATCTGCTCCACGCCGTCCTCTATAGCGGCGCTGGCAGTGGTCGGATCGCTTGGGTTGCAACGAGCGGCAACAGCCGCAGGCAGCGCTTCCAGCAATCCTCGCAGTTGGTTGTTTCGCTTGGTGATGTATTCAAGACATTCGGCGCGCCGCCAGAGTTCCCCCGTTTGCATGCGCCACCTAGCCACCTCGGCTTCGGCCTCCATCCTGGCGTGCATGACGGTTCGCCAGTTGGCGGTAGCGTTTCGCGTGTCGCGGACGTTTTTATTGCGGACGCTTTCTGCAATGACCCCGTAGGCAACCATTTCGGCCTGCCTTGCCCTGGCCAGTACGCCGACCGGATCGTCGCGCCGGATGTCGTCAGGGCTGGGAGGTTCCGGGGCCGGAGCTGGCAGCGTGGTTTGCTCCGGTACCCGCGGACCCTTGTTGGCCAGTTGCCCGTAGTTTTGCGCGTGCCA